TTACGGGGTAATGCCAACCGCTGCCGCCACTTTGTCGCCACTTGGCAGCGTTGCCAGAGGATTGAAACGGAGCGCCGTTTCTAGATGATCCGGTGCCAGATGTGCGTAACGCATAGTCATTTTTATATCGTGGTGTCCGAGAATTTTTTGTAAGGCCAGAATGTTTCCACCCGACATCATGAAGTGCGCCGCAAACGTATGGCGCAGAACGTGTGTGAGTTGACCGCGAGGGAGCACGATAGACGTTTTTTCCATCACGGATAAAAATTGAAAATAGCAGTCTGTGAAGAAATTGAACCCATCAAGCGCCATGATCTCTTCGTAAAGCTCTTTACTGATAGGGATGCTTCTGTTTTTCTTCCCCTTCGTTCTGACAAAGGTAATTCGGTATTTGGTCACCTGTGAGCGGGTAAGATTTACGGCTTCACGCCAGCGTGCGCCTGTGCTTAAGCATATCTTAACTACCAGTGCCAGAATTGGGTCCTGACGTTTGCAATCAGCCAGCAATTCAACAATCTGCTCATGGGTAAGCCATGCCATCTCTTTTTCTGCGATGGTGAATTTTCGCATGTTCTCCAGTGGGTTCGGATACGACCATTCGCCCAGACGGGATAGTTCGCTAAAAACACTACTTAGATAGCTTTGCTCCAGGTTAATGGTGACCGGGCTTGCTCCTTTCTTCCATTTCTCGCTGAAGTAGATCTCGCCTGTCAGGCGTTTATCTCGATAGTGGGCAAACATTTTAGAGGTAAGATCGGTTGCAAGAGGATTGCCCAGAGCGTCAACCATCAACAGCAATTTGTCATAGACATGCTGCCCAGCTGTCAGAGATTTACCATGTAGTTTGAACCATAGCTCAACCACGTCTTTCAGTGTTCGACGATCCACTGATTCACCCAGCCAGGGCTTTGCTTCGGTTTCTTCCATCGTGTGGCGCTCAAAAGCCAGTGCTTCGCCTTTGGTAGCGAATTGTTTACGCACACGACGCCCACTTCGTCCGGCGGGGTAACATTCGCAAAGCCATTTCCCTGTGGTTAGTTTTCGTACTGCCATAAAAAGCCCTCATATCAGAGGGCTAAATTTAACTGTATATGTAACCAGTAATCAATGTGTGATTACTATGAAACATACATTGCTAAGCAACATGTAGTTCATCGTTGGCGGAAGTGGCTGCTTTGCGCTCCTGCTCAATAGCTAGAGACTCTCTATATTCTTTCGCCTCTGCAAACATTGTCCAGTGGGCGTTGATGTTCATGTCTTCAATAACTGATTTGATTTCTTTTAAATTTACGTTAAAAAACTCTTTTCGTGAGTTAATTTTATTGACCTGCTTTTCGTTGAAAACTTTATGCAGATGGTTTTCTAATGATGGTGCATCATCACTATAAATCATCGCATGAACATCGAACGAAAAAGGAACACTAGCATCTCCGAGTTCACGAACACGATCAAGTGGTTCAAGGCGGCGTGTCATTCCAATTTTATATACATCTTCGCCAAATGAACCAATATTACTAATGATATAGACGTGGCCTGATCTGGTTTGTTGAGCCATAGAAATAGCTCGTTGATTTTTAGCTTCAGCTTCTTCATATTTTAACTGTAGTTCAGCTATTTTTTGCTCTAAAGCTAAGCGTTGTTCTTCATTTGCAAGCATAAGTTCTTTCGTTGCTTTATTTATAGCTTGCTGAATAGCTTTTTCTTCTTTTTCAGCTTCTTTTATCGCTTTTTCATATTCTCTACGAGCTCTTTCCTCTTCACGAAGCTGTTCTTTAATCCTTCTTTGCTCTTCTTTTTCTTCGAGCATAATTTCATTAACTGCTACACCCCATTTTAGCTCGTTGAGTCTTGCCTGAAGATAGATGTCACTTATTTTTGCGGACCTAAAGGCAGAGCCATTGTAATTTACTAGTTGAAATGCATCTTTTATTTCTTGGGAAAGTTTTCCAAAATTGTTGTGTTTGACTTTTGATAAAATACTGTCAACTCTTCCATTGAAGGCATCCAAAACAAAGTTTATGGCAGTATTACGCCTGTTTTGCTCAACATAATCACACGAAGCAGCTTTATTAGTTTTTATTAATGATTTGGTTAACTCTCTGGCTTTTTGTAATTCCTTGCCTGCATCTGTAAATTCATAATTTTCTGCCAGCTCATCAAGTACACTACGGTTAGGGATGATCCATTCATCACCATAACCTTCAATTTTATTTTTCATTGATTTTGCAACTGCTTCATATTTTTCTGCAAACTCTTTAGCTTCATATGCTGAACCAGCAATCTCCTTTGCTCTTTCTTCTGCATCAGAAATAATTTTTACTGCATTGTCATTAGCATTTGAGATTAGCTCATTTGCTTTATTATTAGCATTATCAAGACGTTCTTTGGCTTTCAGGCGTGCATCGCGAGCGTCTTTGGTGATTGCTATAGCTTCGCTATTAGCGTTGCTTATTGTCATCTGAGCTTGATAATTTGCTTCGTTTACTGTTTTAGCCGCCTTAATTTGGGCTTCATCTATTTTTTGCTTGGCTATTGAGTCCGCATTTTTTATCTTATTCTCTGCATCCATTACTGCGCTGTGCAATTCTTCGTATTGCCACAATGGTGCTGCTCGCCCTTCAAGCTCTGATAATTCTCGTACGGTCTGTGCTAGTTTTTCTTGATTTTCAATCAGTTGGTTAGAAAGGGCTATGTTGTTAGCTGTCAGGTTATCTATAGCCGCTTTGTGTTTTTTACTTTGTTTAAATAATATTACAGCTAGAACAGGGGCGAGAAATGCTAATAAGAGTATAACGATGGCAAATGAATTCATTTTAAAATCCTTTTACTATATTAATTCGAGACTATTGTACTTCTTATACAAGCAACCACTTCAATATCAGAAAATGCACATTCAAAGCTATTCTCTGCTGTTGTAATTTTAATCATTCCTTTAGGAAGCCTTGTGATTTTTCGAATGGAATAGGTTCCGTCGATATTGATTAACCAGTTTCCATCAAGTACTTCAGAAAATTTTTGATCACAAATGTATGTGACGAGTCCATCCTGAACAACAATTGGTGATGAAAGGTTTGCAGGAAGAAATGATGAATCGAAGACATATGAACCGTCTTCAATCATTTTGCCTGCGGCAAGGCGAAACTTAACAAGCTCTTCTGTAGCTGCTGTCAGCGAGCTTTGCTTAAGGCCTTGTCCGGTAGTTAACCATTTGAGGGAGGTTCCTGTTTCAAGAGCACATTGGATTATCCAGTCAGCAGGAAATGTATCCCGCAAATACCTGTTCGCTAGTGTGCTTTTTGATACTTCCAAGTGATCAGCTAAAGCCTGTCGTGTCGTAAAGCCATAGGCTTCGACTAATCGCTCAATCGCAGCCTTACCACCTTTATTGGGATTTATTTTGATCTCACTTGGGTACTTTGATGTTGACATATCTCTTTTGCGATCCTAGTATCAGTTTTGTACCCAATTGGGTACTTGTCACGATTACTACAGGCTCACCACAAGCCAATAGGAGATGTTGCATCATGACCCCTAACATTTCAATAACTCTGAATACGCCACACGTCACAATCGAGCGTTATAGCGAACTTACTGGTCTTTCAATCGACACAATCAACGATATGTTGGCGGATGGTCGCATTCCTCGGCATCGTCTTCGTAAAGACAAGAAAAGAGAAAAGGTAATGATCAACCTTGCTGCTCTTACCGTTGATGCACTTACTGATTGCAATGTTGTATTCAACTAGTTCCATTTTGGGATACATCAGAGGTGTCGACCATGTTTGATTACCAAGTTTCCAAACATCCACATTTTGATGAAGCCTGTCGTGCATTCGCACTGCGCCACAATCTGGTGCAACTGGCAGAACGTGCGGGCATGAATGTGCAGATTCTGCGGAACAAGCTGAACCCAGCTCAACCTCATTTATTAACCGCACCAGAAATCTGGCTGCTTACCGATCTGACTGAAGATTCAACGTTGGTAGATGGTTTTCTGGCACAGATTCATTGTCTGCCATGTGTACCGATTAATGAGGTAGCAAAAGAGAAACTGCCGCATTACGTCATGAGCGCAACTGCAGAGATCGGGCGTGTTGCAGCAGGTGCGGTATCTGGTGATGTAAAAACTAGTGCCGGTCGTCGTGATGCTATCAGCAGCATTAACTCTGTAACACGACTGATGGCGCTGGCTGCTGTTTCATTGCAAGCCCGTTTACAGGCTAATCCTGCGATGGCGAGTGCAGTTGATACCATGACTGGCCTTGGTGCTTCATTCGGTTTGCTGTGAGGTGTTTATGCTGACGAAAGAACCATCATTTGCATCGCTGCTGGTAAAACAAAGCCCGGCAATGCACTACGGTCACGGCTGGATCACGGGTGAGGATGGAAAACGCTGGCATCCATGTCATTCACAAGATGAATTGCTGTCTGAATTGACCACGAGGAAACGGAGAAAGTCCAAATGTATGCGGCAGAAAGTGAAGTGGTTTATCAGTTTCGTTACAGAGGGGAGAGTTATTCAGTACCTGAAGATGATTTGCTCTGTTGCTATCCGTCATTGTCGGGCGATGGCAGTTACTTTTTCACGTTAAAGGATGGGACGTTTTTACGGGGAGAGCAGGTTAAAGAGACGATACGAAAAAATGTATCTCCTCTTGAGCGTTACCGTAAGAACAAAGAACGATAGCTGCGTTTGGGGGATATGAAGTATGGCAATTAATGGCGCTGCAGCAACTGTTCCATTAAGCCCCGGTGAACGCCTGAATGGACTTAATCACATTGCGGAGTTAAGGGCGAAAGTTTTTGGCCTGAATATTGAGTCAGAGCTTGAGCGGTTTATTAAAGATATGCGTGATCCACGGGATATCAATAATGAACAAAATAAACGGGCACTGGCTGCCATATTCTTTATGGCAAAAATTCCAGCTGAACGTCATAGCATCAGCATTAATGAGCTGACCACTGACGAAAAGCGGGAGCTGATTAAAGCAATGAATCATTTTCGTGCAGTGGTGAGCTTATTTCCCAGACGGCTAACCATGCCGAATTAACCAACTAATGAAATTAATGGCGTAAACCCGCCGGGCATCCCTTTATCTAAATTCAGGAGAATTGATTATGCGTAATATTGAAACCCTCACGACTAAAACCGGACCGGATGACGCAGGGCTTAATATTTTACTGACAGAGGCTCGTCTGGAAGAACGCCGGGCAAGGGCTGAAGCAATGGCTGCTCGCCTTGATAGCCTGGCGTGTCATATCTCATCCCGCCAGCTAAACCACGTGGAAGCGGCAGAACTGCTGCGCGTGACTGCTGAAGCAATCCAGAACGAAGCGCAGGAGATCCACTAATGGCTGATGCAATGGATCTCGTACAGCAGCGCGTTGAAGAAGAACGCCAGCGCCATATCCGTGCAGCCCGTGCCAAATCACCGGGCGTGTCACGCGTACTTTGCATTGAATGTGAAGCGCCAATTCCGCCAGCACGACGCCGCGCCATTCCGGGAGTGCAGCTTTGCATTACCTGTCAGGAAATCGCAGAACTGAAAGGCAAACATTACAACGGAGGTGCTGTATGAGCACCATCCTGAAATGGGCGGGAAATAAAACCGCCATTATGCCAGAACTGAAAAAATACCTTCCTGCTGGCCCGCGACTGGTTGAACCTTTCGCGGGTTCCTGTGCTGTGATGATGGAAACGGATTATCCCAGCTATCTGGTTGCGGATATTAATCCTGATTTAATCAACCTCTATAAAAAGGTTGCCGCTGATTGTGAATCGTTTATATCTCGCGCCAGAGTTTTATTTGAGATCGCAAACAGGGAGGTGGCTTATTACAACATAAGGCAGGAGTTTAACTGCTCAACTGAAATTACTGATTTCATGAAAGCGGTATATTTCCTGTATCTCAATCGTCACGGTTACCGTGGTTTATGTCGCTATAACAAGAGCGGGCATTTCAACATTCCCTACGGTAATTATAAAAATCCGTATTTCCCTGAAAAAGAACTTCGCACATTTGCAGAAAAAGCCCAGCGAGCAACGTTTATCTGCGCCAGCTTTGATGAAACGCTGGCGATGTTGAAGGCGGGAGATGTGGTGTATTGCGATCCGCCATATGACGGTACGTTTTCCGGCTATCACACTGATGGTTTCACTGAAGATGACCAGTATCACCTGGCATCCGTTCTTGAACATCGGTCATCAGAAGGACATCCGGTCATTGTTTCTAACAGTGACACATCCCTGATCCGTTCGCTGTATCGCAATTTTACTCACCACTATATCAAGGTAAAACGCAGCATCGGTGTGGCAGCTGGCGAGGGTAAATCAGCAACAGAAATCATTGCTGTTTCCGGGCCGCGCTGCTGGATGGGATTTGATTATTCGCGTGGCGTGGATAGTTCTGCCGTGTACGGAGTACGTGCATGAGTCATGCCGATATGAACAACTGCTGCGGCTTTAACGAGGCTGCCGCAGCATTCTCATGGAACAGCCCGAAAAAGGCCATTAACCCTTATCTGGACCCGGCGGAAGTTGCGCCGGTTTCTACGCTTTCAAACCTGATCACTCTGTACGCTGCCGATAACGAGCAGGAACAGTTGCGCCGCGAGGCACTGAGTGATCAGGTCTGGGAGCGTTATTTCTTTAATGAATCACGTGATCCTGTCCAGCGCGAAATGGAGCAGGATAAGCTCATTAGCCGGGCAAAGCTGGCGCATGAGCAGCAGCGTTTTAATTCAGACATGGTCATTCTGGCGGACGTCAACGCCCAGCCTTCCCATATCAGCAAGCCGCTGATGCAACGTATTGAATACTTCAGCAGCCTGGGCAGGCCAAAGGCTTATTCCCGCTATTTACGTGAGACGATTAAGCCATGTCTGGAACGACTGGAGCATGTACGCGACAGTCAGCTATCTGCATCTTTTCGCTTTATGGCAAGCCATGAAGGGCTGGACGGCCTGCTGATCCTGCCTGAAATGAGTCAGGATCAGGTGAAACGCCTGTCCACCCTGGTAGCTGCGCATATGAGTATGTGCCTTGATGCAGCTTGTGGTGATTTGTATGCCACCGATGACGTTAAGCCAGAAGAAATCCGCAAGACGTGGGAAAAGGTGGCAGCGGAAACCCTGCGTCTGGATATCATCCCACCTGCGTTTGAGCAACTCCGTCGGAAAAGAAACCGCCGTAAACCCGTGCCCTATGAACTCATTCCGGGTTCGCTGGCGCGTATGTTGTGCGCCGACTGGTGGTATCGGAAATTATGGAAGATGCGTTGCGAATGGCGGGAAGAGCAGTTGCGCGCTGTTTGCCTGGTCAGCAAAAAAGCATCTCCTTATGTCAGCTATGAAGCCGTGATGCATAAACGTGAGCAGCGCCGTAAGTCGCTGGAGTTTTTCCGTTCTCATGAACTGGTGAACGAAGACGGCGACACGCTGGACATGGAGGATGTGGTAAACGCCAGCAGCAGCAACCCTGCGCATCGCCGCAATGAGATGATGGCCTGTGTTAAAGGTCTGGAGCTTATCGCGGAAATGCGCGGTGACTGCGCCGTTTTCTACACTATCACCTGTCCGTCGCGTTTCCATTCCACGCTAAATAACGGCAGACCAAACCCGACCTGGACAAACGCGACGGTAAGACAAAGCAGCGATTATCTGGTCGGCATGTTTGCTGCATTTCGTAAGGCGATGCACAAAGCCGGGTTGCGCTGGTATGGCGTGCGGGTGGCTGAGCCGCATCATGATGGCACAGTTCACTGGCACCTGTTGTGTTTCATGCGCAAAAAAGACCGCCGTGCCATCACTGCATTACTGCGTAAGTTTGCCATCCGTGAAGACCGCGAGGAGCTGGGCAATAACACTGGGCCGCGCTTTAAGTCTGAGTTGATTAACCCGCGCAAAGGAACGCCGACAAGCTACATCGCGAAATATATCAGTAAGAACATTGACGGTCGTGGTCTGGCTGGCGAGATCAGCAAGGAAACGGGTAAATCTCTGCGTGATAACGCTGAATACGTGAATGCCTGGGCGTCTCTGCATCGTGTTCAGCAATTCCGCTTCTTTGGTATTCCGGGGCGTCAGGCTTACCGTGAACTTCGCTTGCTGGCTGGTCAGGCGGCAAGGCAACAGGGTGACAAAAAAGCAGGTGCGCCGGTACTGGATAACCCGCGTCTTGATGCCATTCTGGCTGCTGCTGATGCTGGTTGTTTTGCCACCTACATCATGAAGCAGGGCGGCGTACTGGTTCCCCGTAAATATCACCTCATCAGAACCGCTTATGAAATCAACGAAGAGCCGACCGCCTATGGCGATCACGGCATTCGTATTTATGGCATCTGGTCACCCATTGCAGAGGGCAAGATCTGCACTCATGCAGTGAAGTGGAAAATGGTTCGTAAAGCCGTTGACGTTCAGGAGGCGGCAGCCGACCAGGGCGCTTGCGCCCCTTGGACTCGTGGCAATAACTGTCCCCTTGCTGAAAATTTGAACCAACAAGGGAAAGACAAATCAGCTGATGGGGATACCAGGACGGACATTACCCGCATGGATGACAAGGAGTTGCACGATTACCTGCACAGTATGAGCAAAAAAGAGCGCCGGGAACTGGCTGCAAGGTTACGCCTGGTGAAACCGAAACGGCGTAAAGACTACAAACAGCGAATTACAGACCATCAGCGACAGCAGCTCGTCTATGAACTGAAGTCCAGAGGATTTGATGGCAGCGAGAAAGAGGTCGATTTACTCCTTCGCGGCGGCAGTATTCCGTCAGGAGCAGGCCTGCGTATCTTCTATCGGAACCAGCGTTTGCAGGAAGATGATAAGTGGCGAAACCTGTATTAATTACGCGGGTTAACAATTCGTGCTCTTAATAATACCAGGCATATCAGGCTGATGAACGTAAAAAAACGTTTTACATCAGTAAGATTATTATATACTGTAAATATAAACAGTGGTTATGAATACAGTATTGCTTGTGGTGTCATAGGAGGAAAGATGCAGGACTATTTTTTGGAGTCTTTGAAGCTCCAGCGCATTGATTTTTTTCTTAAGCTTGTAGCGGCTAGTGAGTGTAGTGATGAAGAGAAGGGGCTGGCTTTGCAGTGGGTTTCTGAACTGACAGATGAACTCATGGCAAAAATCAGAACCCACGAATACAACCGCTCAATGGATGTCATCAGCTGAGGTGACTTTTATGCGCATTGAAATAATGATCGATAAAGAGCAGAAGATTAGCCAGTCTACCCTGGATGCCCTTGAATCCGAGCTTTACCGCAATCTGCGCCCCCTGTATCCCAAAACGGTAATTCGTATCCGCAAAGGTAGCTCTAACGGTGTGGAACTGACCGGACTGCAACTGGACGAAGAAAGAAAACAAGTGCTGAAAATTATGCAGAAGGTGTGGGAAGACGACTGCTGGCTGCATTGATAGGTTTCGTTTGTAATGAGTCATGTTTTTTGAGTCCGATAGTAGACAGCTAGAGGGATAAATGATTAATAGATAGATTAAACATAGTGATGGGCGTAAAATCGCGCGCATTTTATTGGCAACGGATCTGAACTCAATGGCGGATAAGACTCAATCAGTAAGTATTGTGTATCAAGGCAAAGCTCTCGACGATCATAAGATGGATATTCTTTCGTTTGCGAAAAGTTTGCAGGGGCTAGGTGAGGCTATCTACTCTGCAAATGAGATTGTAAACGGAGGGCGAGACATTGAAGTTAACGTTGACGCTGAATTGATAGCCGGTTCCTTTGGGTTTGATATTGAGGTTGTACAACATCTAGCTAATGCTAAAGATGTTGTACAAATTTTAGGTTTGTCAGCCATTCCTTTAGCCGTTGGCGGTGCTACAGTTTTAGAGGTTCTCAAGAAGCTTAACGGGCGTAAGATCGACATAGTCGAGAAAGCTAACGGTAGTGACAAAGTTAAGCTGAAAGTCGATGGTGAAGAGATTGTTTGCTCTGAAGATGTCGAAAAAATCGTTAATGCCCCAGAGATTCGTAAGGCTGTTGACGCGTTTGTCAGACAGCCTCTGTTACAAGATGGTATCGACAATTTTGTGGTAAAAAAATCGCGCACCTCTAAGAAAGAAATCCTCAAAATTCATAAAGATGAGGCAGAAGAGTTTAAGTCGCCAAAAGTTCTCTTTGAAACCAAAGAAGAAGTTGACGAATTTGAAACAACCGTGACATTCGTTTCGGCGCATACTGACAAAAAAAGTGGCTGGCGTGTTGAGTTTGGCGGTGAAAAGCGCAATGTCAGAATGGAAGATAATGAGTTCATCAAGCTTGTTACTGGACCAGACGCCCCCAAAATTTTTGGCGAATTGTTTGCTGTGAAGATGAAGAAAATTGTGAAAGATTCCGGTGGCCAGGTAGACGAAAAGTTATCGATCATCAAAGTGGGTCGACACTTTGCCGCCAAAGATAGAAAAATAAAACCTGATGCGGATTAAAAATGTCTATAGATATTAGTGTGTTAGGATGGTTGGGGCTGCTTGTTGCAGCTCCAGCTATATTTATAGGTGCTAGAGTGGCTATACGTAGCCTGCTCGATCGAGTTATTGTCGAAACAAAAGTTTCTATCACTTATACTGATGCAAACAAAAATGTCTATAAAACAAATATTTATATAAACAATGATGATGAGTTAATAAAGCTCATCGATGATATAGCAGAGAAAAATAAGCGTGAGAGGAAGGAGTCAGCCTCTCATGCCTGAACAAAAGAAAACAAGCGGTAAAGCAGTCGGTGTTACAGGTGGCGGCGGTGTAGGCCTTTTCCTAATAAAGCTGGCTAGCTTCATTACAGATCCAACATGGAAAGACCTTTACATTGCTTCAATACCGATGGTGTCAATTCTTTTAAGCGAAGTTTTTACTTTTGCATGGACGATTTATGCTGTTGATCCGCAAGAAATCAAACTGAAAAGGCGGTTGAAGGCTCTGAAGAAGCAAGCCGAAGCAGTTTTAAATGCACCATCGTCCCCTGTTTCTCCAGAAATGCGAGAGAAAGCGCAGGCTCGTTACGACGTGATCTGTGGAATTGAAATGGGAATTTACCCCCTCTCAATTGTAAATACGCTAGATGGAAAAGTATCCCCCACAGCGCAAACGCCGGACGTTAAATAGCAGTTTCTACTTTGCATGACTATGCTGCATGAAATCGCATGATCGTTTGAGGATCGTTTTTGCAAAAGCCCGCCAGAACTGGCGGGCTTTTGCGTAGAGCATGCATCTGCATGAAAACCACTACATAAAGCGGGCAGGCGTGGCGGGGATACGAGCGCGCGCAATAGGGTTATGTACAATAAATTTTTGACGATCTTCGAGTGTTATTAGCTTGAGGCTGTCAGGGAAAATGAATACAATAAGAAGCGCCTAGCAGAATGTTACTAGGCGCTTCGAATATATAACCTGTATGACTTTCTTAACCTACTTATCTTTTTGATTTCTTCTTCGTATCATCGTGATCGAATACTTGGCGGGTAGGCGGCTTGCTGGGTGGTGGCGGCGGCGGTAAATTAGATTTCTCATTTTTGCTCATCTTTATTTTTCCTATTTTTTGGATCATTGCCATAGCTTTCTCTAACTAACCGAGTGATTGGCGGTTTAGGTGGTGGTGGTGGTGGTGCTTCATTTTTTTTAGGATTTTTGTGTTCGGTCATTTTTATCGTCCTTTCTGTCTCTTCGTAGTTGCCTTGCTTTTGAATCATCTTCAATAACGATCCTTCTTGCGGGTGGAGTAGGCCGAGGAGGTGGTGGCGGTAACGGTTTGGTCATTAAGTTCTCCTGACATTTTCAATAGGTATTATCAAATAGTTAGGGGCGTTATTTTTCCGCGGTGATGCTGCATCTAAATCAGCTAAAAGAAATATGACTACTGCTGCGATAATTGGAATCCATGACCAGACAAGATACTTTGTTGACTCAAATAGTTTACTGGAACGTTCCTCATTGATATTACTGTTCCAGCTAGCACACTCTCTGATTTCTTGATGAATAAACTCCCAAAGTTTATTATCAGGGTTATAACTTTCATCGTATGTAAGTCCATTGTCATCGCAATATTTTTTATATTTCACTTCGTAACTAATCAGATCTATGTGATAATCATGCAATGCTTTAGGTGCAGGGCAATACTTAAATTCATTTCCCCATATGACTTGTTTCAACAGAATTGATGATACAAGAACTAAGCCAAATGAAATTGCGGTACATAAAAATACTAGGCAAGCTAGCCTTGGGTGGGATTCATAAGATGTGTTTTTGGCGAGATAAGTGAGTATAGTTGCGGTAATGACAACTAATCCGAATTCGGCTTGAGCGCGAGTATGTATCTTGTCTTTATTCTCAATTTCTGAGAAATAAAGTTTTTCGTAAAATTCTAATGCTTTATCCTTTTTCATTTTTAGATTCAGTGTGATGTCCATGTATCAAACATATCACGATAACAAAAAAAGAAAAGCCGCAATTCTGCGGCTGTTGGGAAGCTAATCTAGCGATAATTCGTAATTTGTGAACCCTATCGCGTTTTTATCCAGCCATTTATTAAGCTCCTCAAAGCGTCTCTGAAGCGGAATAAGTTCATTACGAACGAATACGCGGCTGGCCTTCTCCACATCCCCAAATCCCCCAACATTATTAGGCATAATCCCCATCATTTGCGGTGGCACACGATGCGCCGCCATCATGTCATCCCGGCTCACGTTCTTGATGTTTAGAAACTCATCCTTCGCCGCGACTTCTGACAGAGGAATGATCTGAAGCCCATCCTTTTTGCCGTTAGGCGAGTACATAAACAGGTTGCGGAAGTTACCCGGTCCTTTGGCGCTTTTCATCGCATTGCGGAGGTTGTTCACATCCTCCTGGTTCTGCGCGGCATCGGTCATGTACATGATGAAGCCTGCATGACTACCGTTAATGTAATACTTCCGGCGGAACAGCGTGGCGGACTCGTTGAGCAAAGCGGATGGGATGGCAGAAAGATAGCCGGGCAGGCCGTAGATCTCCTGATTAATATCCGGTTCCATCAGATGAAAAATGCTGCCTTTCGTGAACTGATACGGCTGGGTTGTCATACCGTATTGCACAAACCAGTAGGTATCCAGGTCTAACCCGCGTCGGGTATATTTTGCCAGAGCAGGCTCAAGGGCGATAACTTCACCGAAGCGGTTCGTGCGTTTCTCCAGATAGGCGTTACCAAATACCAGATAGTCCTGCACAAAACGTGAAAAAGCCTGCTGGCTGAGCAGCGGGTGAGGGATGTAGGTACTGGTCAGTATGTTGCATTTCACCGCAATTGGTGAACTGTGATGCACGGCAGCGCGGAAGGTGCGCGCCAGTCCGTCAAAGCTTACTGGCGGCTCATACCAGCGATCTGTCTGTACGCATTCCACATAGTCCAGCAGTTCTCGGCGGTCCAGAACAGGAACGGGATCGCCGAAGCTGAATGCTTCGGCTGTAGTTTGACTTTTAAGCTGGATCTGTTTCGTCGCCGAAGCGCGGTTCTTCTTACTCTTTCCCATCAAAAAATCTCCACAATATTGCTGGTATTGGCGGACTCGCCCTGCAGCGGTTCGTTAAACAGTGCGTGCATTGTTGCCCAGGCCAGATCGGCGTGACTGGCTTCTTCGCTGCGGCTGGCTTCATAGGTCGGGCGGTTGCCGCTGGCGGTGGTGGCGCGACGGATTGCCATGAATGACTGCGCTATGTCGGTGTGTCCGGCGTCAAACTCCAGACGGCGGTGGCTGATAATGTCGTAGGCCTTGAGTACCAGGGCGTTTTTAACATTGGGGTTGTAGACAAACTCCCGGACGGCAGGAAAGAACGCTTTCACGTTCTCGTAAACCCCGTGGCCGACCCCAGTTGAGTCGATGCCGATATAGGTCACGTTGTACTGTTCGGTCAGTTTTTTGATGGCGTCAGCCTGGGCGCGGAAGTCCATCCCGCGCCACTGGTGACGCTCAAGAATGCGGAACTTACCGCCCGGCACGGCTGGCGGTGCCACCACCACGCATCCGGCACTGTCGCCGTTCTGCGTACCTTTTGCCGGGTCATAACCGATCCATACTTCGCGCCAGCCAAACGGGCGAAGGGCCAGTGCATGAAAGTCGGTCCAGACTTCCCAGCTGTCCACCATGCACGCCTGCAGCTCGCTGAGCGGAAACACGGACGCGAGATCGTCCACAAACTCGCACATCAGCAGGTTCTGGTATTCGTCCGGGCTGTACTCCATGCGCAACTGGTCAAGGTCGAACAGGTTGCAGCCGCCGCGCACCGCATCTTCCACGGTGACTATCTGGCGGTATTGCCCGTCTGCGCACAGCAGGCCGGGGGCCAGATTGCTGTGGGACAGGTCGATGTCCACCTTGTCAGCTTTGTTGCGTCCACGGTTGAACAGCGCACCGGACCAGAACGGATAAGCACTGTGGGTCAGGCTGGATGGCGTGGAAAAATAGGTTTGTCGCCATTTCTTGTGAATAGCCATCCCGGAAGCCACTTTGCGCAGCTCCTGGAATTTCGGTATCCAGAAATATTCATCCAGATACAGGTTGCCGTGATAACTCTGGGCCGTGCGGGCATTGGTGCCGAGGAAGTAAAGCGTGGCCCCATTAGGAAGCACCATCGGATCGCCTTTTAGCTCCACCTCGACTTCTTTGGCGAAGTCGATGATGTATTGTTTAAAGACGTGGGCCTGAGCCTTACTGGCAGAAAGGAAAATCTGGTTGCGTCCGGTAAGCAGGGCGTCAATCAGGGCTTCACGGGCAAAATAGAAGGTCGCGCCGATCTGGCGTGACTTCAGCAGGTTGCGGATGCGGTTGGTTTTTCCGGCTTCCCACCAGTGGCGCTGGTAGTTGAACATGGAGGAATGGAAGATTTCTTCCAGCTTCTCAATCTGCTCATCGGTGAAAACATTCTTTTCCGGCTGACGGCGTGGGCCTTTGTTGCGGTTGGCGACGTTAGGGTTTAAGTCGGCTTCGTTGCCGCCATTGTTAAACTTGCCGATCCGCGCGTGGCGCTCCGACTGGCGCGCCAGCAGGTCAATCTCTTTGAAATCTTTCCCTTCTTTGTGCTCCTTCATAATGAGCTGGCAGTAGCGTGCGGCGGTGGTGAGCTGCATCTGATCCAGCGGCCCATAGTCACCCCACTTGTCGCGTTTTTTCCAGCTGTGAACAGTTGCAACTTTCTCGCCCAGCATTTCAGCAATGCGGGCGACGCGGTATCCCTGAAAGTACAGCAGCATGGCCTGCCGACGGGGATCGAGATCTGCGGGTGTCAGTGTGGTGTTCATGGCACAAACCTACAGCCTTGAATGAAGGCTTTCCCCGCCTGCGGTTTGTGTGGTTGTCGGTACAAATACCACGCATTGTTTCACTGCCCCCATCACCGCAACCATAAGGCTCCAGTAAGTTTTTTCTAACGGAGCACGGCTCATGACAGTGAAAGCAAAGCGTTTTCGCATCGGGGTGGAAGGTGCCACCACCGACGGACGCGAAATCCAGCGTGAATGGCTGGAACAGATGGCAGCCAGCTACAACCCGGCGGTGTATACCGCGCTGATTAACCTTGAGCACATCAAGTCTTATCTGCCGGACAGCACCTTTAACCGCTACGGCAAGGTGACGGCGCTATTTGCTGAAGAAATCACGGAAGGTCCGCTGGCAGGCAAGATGGCGCTGTATGCCGACGTTGAGCCAACGGAATCCCTGGTGGAACTGGTGAAAAAAGGCCAGAAATTATTCACCTCTATGGAAGTCAGCCCGAAGTTTGCTGATACGGGCAAAGCCTACCTGGTCGGCCTGGCTGCCACTGATGACCCTGCCAGTCTGGGCACTGAAATGCTGACATTCAGCGCCAGTGCAGCCCATAACCCGCTGGCAAACCGCAAGCAGAATCCCGCCAATCTTTTTACCGCTGCAGAGGAAACGGTGATCGAACTGGAAGAAATCCAGGATGACAAACCGTCCCTGTTTGCCCGTGTCACGGCGCTGTTCACCAAAAAAGAGCAGTCCGATGACGCCCGGTTCTCTGATGTGCATAAGGCCGTGGAACTGGTCGCCACTGAGCAGCAGAACCTGAGTGCGCGCACCGAAAAATCCCTGTCTGAGCAGGAAGAACGCCTGTCTGAGCTGGAGACTGCCCTGCAGGCACAGCAGACCGCCTTTAACGAACTGGTGGACAAGCTGAGCCAAGAAGACAGCCGCCAGGACTACCGCCAGCGTGCAACAGGTGGTAACGCCCCCGCTGACACTCTGACCAATTGCTGATGGAGCACAAAACCTGATGAAGAAGAATACCCGCTTTGCTTTTAACGCTTACCTGCAGCAACTGGCGCGTCTGAACGGTGTGGCAGTTGAAGAACTGTCCAGCAAGTTCACCGTAGAGCCGTCCGTGCAGCAGACATTGGAAGACCAGATCCAGCAGTCCGCCGCTTTCCTGACGCTGATTAACGTCACGCCAGTGACTGAGCAGTCCGGTCAGCTGCTGGGGTTGGGAGTTGGCAGCACCATTGCCGGAACCACTGATACCACCGCGAAAGAGCGTGAACCTGTCGATCCGACGCTGATGGTCGATGTGGAATATAAATGCGAGCAGACCAACTTTGACACGGTACTGACCTACGCGAAGCTGGACCTGTGGGCGAAGTTTCAGGATTTTCAGGTGCGTATCCGTGACGCCATCGTGAAACGTCAGGCACTGGACCGCATCATGATCGGCTTTAACGGCGTGAAGCGTGCGAAAACCTCCAACCGTAGCGAAAACCCGTTACTGCAGGATGTGAATAAAGGCTGGCTGCAGAAAATCCGTGAGGATGCACCGGATCACGTCATGGGCAGCACCACCACGGGCGGTGAAACCACACCGGGTGCGGTGAAAGTCGGGAAAGGTGGCGAATATGCCAACCTGGACGCCGTGGTGATGGATGCCGTTAATGAGCTTATCGACGTGGTCTATCAGGACGATGACGATCTGGTGGTGATTTGCGGTCGTGAACTGCTGTCTGACAAGTATTTCCCGCTGGTCAACAAAGAGCAGGAAAACAGTGAAAAACTGGCTGCCGATATGATCATCAGTCAGAAACGCATGGGTGGCCTGCAGGCCGTGCGTGCGCCGTTCTTCCCGCCGAATGCGCTGCTGATCACCCGTCTGGATAACCTGTCCATCTACTGGCAGGAAGACACCCGCCGCCGTTCAGTTATCGACAACCCGAAACGTGACCGGATTGAAAACTTTGAATCCGTTAACGAAGCCTATGTGGTTGAGGACTACCGCTGCGCCGCACTGGTGGAAAACATCCAGATTGGTGATTTCAGCGCCGCCGCAGCCGAAACCGGAGCGTAATCCATGAGCCTGAGTCCCGCACGGCAGCATCGCCTGCGCGTTCAGGCTGAACAGGCCGCCCGCGAGGGCGGCAGTGTTCGCCACGCATCGGGCTATGACCTGATGCTGCTGCAACTGGCGGAAGACCGCCGCCGTCTCAAGGGCGTTCAGTCCACGGTCAAAAAAGCGGAAATCAAGGTGGAGCTGCTGCCGAAGTACGCCGCCTGGGCGGAGGGCGTCCTGGCTGCCGGAGGCGCTCAACAGGATGACGTGCTGATGTACGTGATGCTGTGGCGCATTGATGCCGGAGATTATGCCGGGGCGCTGGAGATCGGGCGTCATGCCCTGCGTCATGGCTGGGTGATGCCGCTGGGTAACCGCAACGTGCAGACCGTGCTGGCAGAGGAAATGGCAGATGCAGCGCAGAGCGCAATGCTTGCCGCCACCGACTTTGATGCCGATCTGTTGCTGCAGACGCTGGAGCTGACAGACGGTCTGGATATGCCGGACCAGTCACGGGCGCGTCTGCATAAAGCGATTGGCGCTGTCCTGAGTGAAAGCAATCCGGCTTCCGCCCTTAATCATCTCAACCATGCGTTACAGCTCGATCCCCGCTGTGGCGTGAAAAAAGACAAACAGCAGCTGGAGCGCAGACTGCGCAATGACAGCCGCTGACAGAACGTGCCCCCGCGCACGGGCGGCACGGGGTGGCGAAAGGCACTGCCACATCAAAATCCCGTCCACCGCCCTCTATTTCAGGAGAAAGCAGCATGAAGTTTGTTGCGCCAGAACAGGCACCGGAACAGGCGGAAATCATCAGAAATACGCCGTTCTGGCCTGATGTGGACCTGTCGGAGTTTCGCTGTGTCATGCGCACTGACGGCACGGTGACGCAGCCGCGTTTAAAGCAGGTTGCGCTGTCGGCAATTTCGGAGGTCAACGCAGAGCTGTATGAGTTTCGCAGACGTCAGCAGATGCTGGGATATGCCTCGCTGGCAGAGGTTCCGGCGGAACAGCTGGACGGCAAAAGTGAGCGCATTCATCACTATTTCAACGCGGTTTACTGCTGGGCACGCGCCATGCTCAACGAGCGTTATCAGGACTATGACGCCACGGCATCCGGTGTGAAGCGGGGCGAGGAACTGGCGGAAGCAAGCGGTGATTTGTGGCGTGACGCCCGCTGGGCCATCAGCCGGGTGCAGGATGCGCCGCACTGCACAGTGGAGCTTATCTGATGAAAGTGCGTGCGCATCAGTATGACACGGTGGACGCGCTTTGCTGGCGTCATTACGGGCGCACGCAGGGTGTCACGGAGCAGGTACTGAAGGCAAATCCGGGGCTTGCCGAATACGGCCCCTTTTTACCTCACGGGCTGCAGGTGGAGCTGCCGGACATTCCGACAACCACCACCGTGCAGACCGTCCAGCTATGGGACTGAATTATGACGCTTGAGCGAATCAGCGCCTTTATCACGTATTGCATCGCCGTCGTGCTGGCCTGGCTGGGCGATTTGTCCATCAAGGATGCCTCAACGCTGGGCGGCCTGATGATTGGTGTACTGATGCTGGCTATCAACTGGTACTACAAACACAAAGCCTACCAGCTTCTGCGCGACGGGCAGATCTCGCGGGAGGACTATGAATCCATCAATCGTTAAACGCTGCCTTGTCGGGGCCGTGCTGGCTATTGCTGCCACGCTGCCGGGTTTTCAGCAGCTTCACACCTCCGTGGAGGGGCTGAAACTGATTGCTGATTACGAAGGCTGTCGTCTGCAGCCGTATCAGTGTAGCGCGGGTGTCTGGACCGACGGCATTGGTAATACGTCGGGCGTCATTCCCGGCAAAACCATTACGGAGCGACAGGCAGCAGAAGGGCTGATCTCCAACGTGCTGCGTGTGGAGCGGGCGCTGGAAAGGTGTGTGAAGCAACAGCCGCCGCAGAAGGTGTATGACGCTGCGGTGTCGTTTGCCTTCAACGTGGGAACGGGCAATGCCTGCAGTTCCACACTGGTGAAATTACTCAATCAGCGGCGCTGGGCGGATGCGTGCCGACAGTTGCCGCGCTGGGTTTATGTGAAAGGTGTTTTTAATCAGGGGCTGGATAACCGCCGTGCGCGGGAGATGGCCTGGTGCTTACAGGGAGCAAACTGAAATGAAAAAGAAAGTAATCAGCGGGCTGTTTCTGATGTTATGGATGGCGCTGTTGATCGCAGCAATGGTGTATCCACAGGGGATTTTTCCGGTACTGGCAGCGTCCGGTGTCTGGGTAGCCTGTCTGCTGACATGGGCGGTAATTCCGGTAGCACTGGCTGCGTTAATTAAGAACGGCCCGCTCTGGCAGGAGTTGAGGGCATCTTTGCTAAAGACCATTACCCGAAAAGAAAACGTATTTATCAGCTGGGTGATGCGATTGCTGATTGTCGTAAGTTTCGCCTGGACGGGGTGGGCTATTACCCTGGTCTTTTATCTGCTGACCGTTATTGCCTTCTGGATGATCCGTAATCAGATTGCGCAACAGGTAGCAGCATGAACCGGTTGCTGCTGGTTGTGCTGGCGTTATTACTGGCGGCGCTGGGCTGGCAGACGTGGCGGCTGGCTGATGCCAGCCAGACCATCAGCACGCAGGCAGACGAGCTTCGGAGCAAAAGCCAGGCACTGGCAAAGAGCAACAGCCAGCTTATCAGCCTGTCCATTCTGACTGAAACCAATAACCGGGAGCAGGCGCGGCTCTATGCCGAAGCAGAACAGACCAGTGTACTGCTGAGACAACGACAACACCGGATTGAGGAACTGAAACGTGAGAACGAGGATTTACGCCGCTGGGCTGATACTCCTTTGCCTGCTGACATTATCCGGCTGCGGGAACGCCCCACACTCACCGGAGGTGCAGCTTACCGTCAGTGGTTGTCCGCGAGTGACGCCGTGTCGGCTGGGGCAGGCAGCGCCGCGCACTAACGGTGACCTGAACGCGTTGCTGGATGAAACGGAGGCCGCCTGGGCGGTCTGTGCAGACAAAGTGGACATGATTATTGCGTGTCAGGAGCGAAACAGTGAACAAACCACAATCCCTGCGCCACGCCCTCAATAAAGCGGTGCCTTATGTCCGCAATAACCCGGACAAACTGCATCTGTTTGTGGATAACGGTTCGCTGGTTGCCACGGGGGCCGGCTCCATGTCATGGGAGTACCGCTATACCCTGAACGTGGTGATAGAGGATTTCAGCGGCGACCAGAATCTGCTGATGGCCCCGGTTTTACTGTGGCTTCGGGATAACCAGCCCGATGCCATCAATAACCCGGCGTTACGGGAAAAGCTATTCACCTTTGATGTGGATATTTTGCGCAACGATGTCTGTGATATCAGCCTTAATCTGCAACTGACGGAACGTGTGCTGGTCAGCACTGACGGCAGTGTGTCGAGCGTTGAAGCTGTAGCAGAACCCGATGAACCTGAAGAAATGTGGACGGTGAAACGTGGCTGAACTGCAGAAGGTGGACGACTGGCTGAGTGCCTTGCTGGCGAATCTGGAACCAGCCACGAGAAGCCGCATGATGCGCCAGCTGGCGCAGGAACTGCGCCGGACACAGCAGCAGAATATCAGGATGCAGCGCAATCCAGATGGCAGCAGTTATGAACCGCGCAGGGTAACAGCACGCAGCAAGAAAGGGCGCATCAAACGTCAGATGTTTGCAAAGCTGCGCACCACAAAATACCTGAAAACTGCCGCCAGCGCCGACTCTGCCAGTGTACAGTTTGAAGGCAAGGTGCAGCGTATTGCCCGTGTTCACCATTACGGCCTGCGTGATCGCGTCAGTCGCAAAGGACCGGAGGTCCGTTACGCAGAGCGCCGCCTGCTGGGTGTAAATGATGATGTTGAGGCAATGACCCGCGACATGATTCTGCAATGGCTGGCGGGGTGATCTTTGTATCAGCACTGATACAAGTTGCAGCACTGCCGCCTTTCTTCCCCTGATGGCAACCTTTCCCTATGAACGCACAATTAACCGAAATCATGCGCCTTATCACCAATCTGATCCGCACTGGTGTAGTCACCGAAGTGGACCGGGAACACTGGCTTTGTCGGGTGAAAACGGGCGACCTTGAAACCAACTGGATTAACTGGCTGACGCTGCGCGCGGGTAATGCCCGCACATGGTGGAAACCATCGGAAGGTGAGCAGGTGGTGCTACTGAGTCTGGGCGGCAATCTGGAAACTGCCTTTGCGCTGCCCGCTGTCTATTCGAATCAGTTCGCACCACCGTTGACGTCGGCAGACGCCTGCGTGACAGAACATCCTGACGGTGGCTGGTTTGAATACGAACCCGCCACCGGGCGCTGGTATGTCAGGGGCATCAAATCAATGGTCATTGAGGCCGCTGACAACATCACCATGAAAACCAGTGAGTTTGTACTGGAGGCTGACCGCACGCGCATTAACAGCGAAGTGGTGATCAATGGTGGCGTTACCCAGGGCGGCGGAGCGATGAGTTCTAACGGGATCGTGGTTGATGCGCATCAGCATACTGGCGTCCTGAAAGGCGGCGACACAACCGGAGGCCCGGTATGACGCTTTATAGCGGGATGAACAATACCAGCGGTAAAGCCATTACTGATATTGACCATCTGCGCCAGTCGGTGCGGGACATTCTGCTGACGCCGCAGGGTAGCCGCATTGCTCGTCGGGAATATGGTTCCCTGCTGTCGGCACTGATAGATCAGCCACAAAATCCGGCGTTACGCCTGCAGGTTATGTCGGCTGTGTATGTGGCACTGAGTCGCTGGGAGCCACGGCTGACGCTGGATTCCATCACTATTAACAGCAATTTTGACGGTTCAATGGTGGTGGCGCTGAACGGGCGGCGTAATAACGGTGTGCCTGTTTCCCTTTCCGTATCAACAGGAGCAGAGAATGGCAGTGATTGACCTTTCGCAGTTGCCTGCGCCGCAGATTGTGGATGTGCCGGACTTTGAGACGCTGCTTGCCGAACGCAAGGCAGAATTTGTGGCGCTTCATCCGAAAGATGAGCAGGAAGCAGTGATCCGCACGCTGGAACTGGAATCTGAACCCGTCACCAAATTGCTGCAGGAGAACGCTTACCGTGAGTTGCTTCTGCGCCAGCGCATTAACGAAGCCGCGCAGGCTGTGATGGTGGCTTACGCGATGGGCAGCGATCTTGACCAGCTCGCTGCCAACTACAACGTGAAACGCCTGACGGTGACGCCTGCTGATAATGACGCTGTGCCGCCCGTTGCAGCTGTGATGGAAAGCGATGAAGCGTTACGCCTGCGTGTGCCTGCAGCCTTTGAAGGGCTTTCAGTTGCGGGGCCAACTGCAGCTTATGAATTTCATGCCCAAAGCGCCGACGGTCGGGTGGCGGATGCCAGTGCAACCAGCCCGGCACCTGCAGAGGTGGTGCTGACTGTCCTTAGCCGCGAAGGCGATGGAACTGCAGAAAAAAACCTGCTGGACGTGGTGGAAAAAGCTCTGAACAGTGAGAACGTCCGCCCGGTGGCTGACCGTATTACGGTTCGCAGCGCAGAAATCATCCCGTATCGCGTGGAAGCCACCATTTTTCTCTATCCGGGACCGGAAGCAGAGCCGGTAATGGCAGCGGCAAAAGCCAGCCTGCAGAAGTACATCGCCAGTCAGACACGTCTTGGTCGGGATATTCGCCGTAGCGCCATCTTTGCCGCCCTGCATGTTGAGGGTGTGCAGCGTGTGGAGCTGGCTTCTCCTCTGGCGGATGTGGTCCTGAACAAAACACAGGCGGCATCATGTACGCAGTGGAGCGTAACCAACGGAGGAACGGATGAATAGTCTGCTGCCGCCGGGTTCAACACCACTGGAGCGCCGACTGGCGCAAACCTGCAGCGGGATTTCTGATCTGCAGGTGCCGCTTCGTGACTTGTGGAATCCGGCAACCTGTCCGGTCAGTTTCCTGCCTTATCTCGCCTGGGCGTTCTCTGTGGATCGCTGGGACGAGGGCTGGACAGAAAGCGTCAAGCGCCAGGTGGTGAAGGATGCTTTTTATATTCATCAGCATAAAGGGACCACCAGTGCCGTGCGGCGGGTGGTGGAGCCGTTCGGCTTTCTGATCCGCATTATTGAGTGGTGGCAGACCGGAGAGGCACCGGGCACGTTTCGCCTGGATATCGGCGTGCAGGACCAGGGCATCACTGAAGATACCTATCTGGAACTTGAGCGACTGATAAGCGATGCCAAACCATGTAGCCGCCACATGATCGGCATGTCCATCAATCTGCAGACCAGCGGCCCGCATTGGGTGGGAGCCGCCAGCTATCTTGGCGAAGAAATCACGATCTATCCGTATATCAACGAAACGATTATTTCCGGTGGCACCGCGCATGAAGGCGGGGCGGTCCATGTTATTGACACAATGAGAGTGAATCCATGAGCACAAAATTTTATACCCTGCTGACGGATATTGGCGCGGCGAAACTTGCCAGCGCCGCCGCGCTCGGTGTGCCGCTAAAAATTACCCATATGGCGGTGGGCGATGGCGGCGGAGTATTGCCAACGCCGGACGCAAAGCAGACGGCACTGGTAAATGAGAAACGCCGGGCTGCGCTGAATATGCTTTATATCGACCCGCAGAACAGCAGCCAGATTATTGCTGAACAGGTGATCCCTGAAAACGAGGGCGGTTGGTGGATACGTGAAGTGGGCCTGTTTGATGAGTCCGGGGCATTGATTGCCGTGGGAAACTGCCCGGAAAGCTATAAGCCGCAACTGGCTGAAGGCAGCGGGCGTACCCAGACCGTGCGCATGGTGCTGATCACCAGCAGCACGGACAATATCACCCTGAAAATCGACCCTGCTGTAGTGCTGGCAACCCGTAAATACGTGGATGATAAAGTCCTGGAATTAAAGCTGTATGTGGATGACCAGATGAGAAACCACATTGCCGCACAAGATCCTCATACCCAGTATGCGCAGAAACATAATCCGACATTTACCGGAGAACCAAAAGCGCCGACGCCTGCAGCAGGAAATAACACCACTCGGATTGCGACCACAGAGTTTGTTCAGGCCGCTATTACTGCTCTGATTAACGGTGCGCCAGCCACGCTGGACACACTGAAAGAAATTGCCGCAGCCATTAACAATGACCCGAAATTCAGTACCACTATTAATAATGCACTGGCACTGAAAGCGCCGCTGTCGAGTCCGGCACTCACCGGAACGCCAACAGCACCTACTGCGGCACAGTCGGTCAACAATACACAGATTGCCACCACGGCATTTGTGAAATCGGCGATTGCGGCAATGGTGGGTTCTGCACCTGCGGCACTGGATACACTGAACGAACTGGCGGCGGCACTGGGGAATGATCCGAACTTTGCCACGACAATGCTTAATGCGCTGGCAGGTAAACAACCGCTGGACAATACGCTGACTCATTTGAGTGGAAAGGATGTAGCAGGTCTTCTCGCATACCTTGGTTTGGGAGAAGCGGCAAAACGAAATGTGGGCAACGGGGAAAACCAAATCCCTGATATGTCTTTCTGGACGGTTACTGGTGGCAATGGAAATTTTGTGATTCGTCAACCTGACGGGCTAATCACTCAGATGGTTACTGTAAGTATAAGCGGTCCAGTGGCGATGAATGGAATGACTGATAATGCTTATGCCATTACAGGTTCTAATAAGTCTTATATTGCCACAGCCACATTGCCCTTTGTATTTCCTAATAAGGTGCTGGGCGTTATCCCTCTGGTATCAACAACAGCTTATGGTGGTGTATCCAGTAATATTACAGGTTCATACGCGACGGCGGTTTGTTCTTTTGCCGCTGTCAGGGGGAATAATACGATTGTGTTCAAAGTCGACAAACCACTGAATGCAGCCTTTCCTTCAGATACCAGCGTCTCAGCGTTAATCATTGGACGGTAAGAATGAACTCAGTATTCTTTTCACCCGGAAGTAAAAGTTTTTATCTGCAAGAATTGTTTCCAGAATATGAGGATGCGGGAACGCTTCCTGATGATGTTATTGAAATTACCAGAGAAACATATGAGCAATTTCTTGGGCTGCATCCAGAAGGGAAAGAAATTGGCGCTGACAGTTCAGGACGACCAGTATGGATTAATTCCCCACCGCCTTCAAAAGAGGATGAGGTGCTGGCGGCTGAAATGAAAAAAATATCTTTGGTTTCAGAAGTCAATACCTACATCAATACCCATCAGTGGCCTGGCAAAGCTGCTATTGGTCGTCTGAAAGGTGACGAGCTGGAACAATATAATTTATGGCTGGATTATCTGGACGCACTGGAACTGGTCGATACTTCCGGTGCGCCAGATATTGAATGGCCTACGCCTCCGGCAGTTCAGGCCAGATGACGTCCGGCGCTGTGCTGGTATCTGTTGCCGTCACCGCGTCAATATAATCCAGCACAGCGTTAAGTCGGGTGTTTTCTGGCTGCGTCAGCTTCCGCCCGGCCTGTAATTTCAGTTGAATCAGATTGATGGAAGCCATTGCAGCATCAATCAGCGACTGGCGCTGTGCTTCTGCCGCTTCTACTGCGGCGCTATGCTGTGCCTCAGTATCTGTCACCCATTTCTCACCATCCCATTCATCGTATGGCGTTAACGGGGCGATAGTGGTTGTATTTTCAGGATAATCACCAGGAGCTGTGATTTCTTTCGATTCTCCTGTTTCGGTGCTATAGATGATTTCACCGCGATGGTCTGGCACATATTCCCATGAGTTAAAATCTGCAGAACGGCAGATTGCATAACCAGCTTTATGTGTAACTGGTGCATCTAAACAAGAACATGCCGGGATACCGACGCCAACCGCAAGATATTCAGTTGATGTGGAAATATATTCCCGCGTTTCACCATCATAATTATAAATGGTAATGTCTCCCGCTTTTATGGCAATGAGTTCGTTATTTAATACGGCTTTATTCATCAGGCAGCCCTCACGATATAATTAAAGGCAATGTTACGAGGACGGTTTTCGTTTGCAGTTGGAACGATTCTTGAAGCATCAAGGCCAATCACTTTTGGGTAAACAGCGCCATCTGTTCTTTCTGTCACCATACTTCTGATTAAGGAGAAATAACTATTGTTCGTTGAGGGATTCAAAGGCACCACTGCCCCCTTAAACGAGCCTGCTGATTCCCATATTGAATAATTTTCGGTGTTTACAGTCTTGAACTCACCATAGATATTACGTATGGCATCGCCCTGAGCTGATAATATTGTTCTCCCCGCATCCGCACTACGCCCATCATCCCAGCCACGAATAAATTCACCGCGTAAATCAGGCAATTTATTTGTCGGGTAAGCCTTTGCCAGTTCCGGGTATTCTTCAGCAGAAAAAGCTGCTCCGTTGCATTTCAGCCAGCCTGTTGGCGGAGTGGCTGAGGGCCACGGAACAGGCACCCCAACAGGTAATGCAGAGCCTTCTCCCAAACCAACGTTTAAGAAAATGCAGAGGTAACAGCTAACTGGCAT